TCTTGGCGTCCGTGACAGACACCCCATCAACCCCATCAACCCCATTCACACCGTCGCGGCCAGCTGGACCAGCGGGTCCTTGAGCGCCATCACGGCCTGGACGGCCATCTAAGCCATCTCGACCGTCCGATCCGTTGGTGCCGTCACGCCCATCACGTATCGAGTTGACCCTAGCCGTGATTTTGTTGCCTAGATCGTCGTATTTCGCCCGAATGTCGGCTTCAATCTTCTTCAAAGCATCGACCACCATGCCGACGTTCTCGCTCACCCGTCGTTTCTGGTTGCCTCTGGCCTCTTGCAAGGTAGAGCGAACCGACTCCAGAACAGCAGTCTGCTGCTCTGGCGTCATGTTCTGAAGGATTAACTGCTTAGCTAGGCTTTCAACGTCCACCAGACAGCTCCTTGGTTAATTCAGCCAAGAAATCCTCTTCCATGCCGCTGATTTTGTTCTGCTTCTCCGCCATTTGCATCTCAACAATCTTCGATTTGTTCTTGATGTCGGCTTCTTTTAGCATCAGCTCGGCGATCTTCACCCGTTTGTCGAACTCTTTGGAGGCCATCTCAGCGTCATTGGGCAGATTCTGCGTGTTGGCCGCCATAATCTTGCTCTGCACCTCGATTGGCTTCAATTTCGTCTCAATCGTGGTGTTGATGGCTTCCGCCCGGTTGCGCTCAGCCTGTGTCTGATTGACCGCAATCTGCGACTGAGCCGCTTGCATGGCCAGCTGCTGCTGCATCTGCTGCGCTGCCTGCGCTTCAGGGTTCGGCTGCGCCATCTGCGTCAAGGACTCCATCAACTCCATGCGATTAGACAGCGAGCTGTTGGCCACGATCCCTTTCAGAATCAATGGCAGCACCGGTGTGTCAGGACCCAGCGTCTGCAGGAGCGCAATAAACTGCGCCTGCTCGTACTCGCGAGCGATGATACCCAGTGTCGCTGTCGGGATGAAGTTCAGATCCACCGATGGATAGCGCTCGGGGTCGAACTGCATGTACCTAAACGCTGCTTTTTTGATGAACGGAATCAGGAAGTCTTCCTGAAAGTTCACCAGCGTGCGCTTGTACTTCTTAATGATCGTTGCCACTGCCATCGACATGCCGGCGTTGCCGCCGTCTCTGGCCACCTGCGTGACCATGCCTTGGCTGTCCAATGTGCCTGTGGCTTGCAGGAGCATGCGCTCAAAGGCTTGCGCAGTCGTCAGGTTGCTGCCGTCAGTCTGGCCAAACTTGAACGGGAACAAAATCTCGCTCGGGTTGCCGTTGGTCATGAACGCCTTGCCCGGACGGACTTCAAACTTTGCCCCTCGGGGCAAGCGTGTGGCGTCCATCGCCACCATCGGCACAGCAGTCAACGCCAGCGAGTCCAGATGCGTTCTGACCTGCGCATCGATCGCCTTTTGCATGTTGTAGGCTTTTTCCACCGTCCCACGGCCAGGCAACCGGTTGGGCACTGTGTCGTCCTGGTAGGTCAATACCGGACGATCCTTCATCATGTACGGATTCTCTTCGGCTTTCAACAGCATGCCGTCGTTACCGATGACGATGATCGCTTCGACCAAGTCGCTGTAGTCCTCGGCCACTGAATCGTCCGGGAACAGATCGACCATCTCTTCGTCTTCTTTGTCCAGCTTAGACAGATACTCTTTGGGCACCAGGCCGTAGTACGTCAGAAGCTTGACCTTCTCGTTCTGGTACTGACTGACCTCTTGTGTGGGCTCCAAGTCGGTGTCGTCGTAGGTCGGAACGATGTTGACCTTACGATAGACGCCCTTCTCAATGTTGGCCACCACCTTGTGGATCGACACGTACTTCTCGATCGCCACACCCATACAGTCGTCCACCGTCGTGCCGTTCGGGTCCCACAAGAAATTCTTCGGGTTCACCGGTATGGGCTTGACCGAGACGCGCTCTACTTCTTGCACACCGATGGCCGCTTGGCCAGCCATGCCGGGGATCGGCTGGGTCGCTGGGATGTATTCCTTTTCCATTGTCGTTGTGATCTCGGCAATACCCGTGCCATAGATCGCAGCCAACAACTCAATCTGATCGACGTACTTCCTAAACTTGTCTTTTTTCAGATCCTCCATCATCTGGATCTTGATCATCTCGACATCCATCGGGTTGCCGTCGATGTCTCTGACGTCGTCCTTGATGTCAAAGTATTCCCCAGAGCCGAAGATCGCTTCCATGATCTCTGCATGGCGCGTCTCAACGGCTTGCTGAGTCATGGGCGTCACAATACGGGAGCGTTCAGAGTCGCGTGTCTTGTCTTCAACGGCCCACTCGCCACGGAAGATGCGCTCGTATTCTTCCCATTGCGGGAGGAAGTTCACATTACGGTAATCGCGCCAGCGGTCGCAATGCTGAACCACGAAATCGATAAGCTCTTTATCGTTTTCCGTGGGTTCGTCAAAATCGTTTCGGTCCATCTTACACCCCAGAAATTACGTCTATCGGCTCCCAGTCATCGTCGGCGTCGCCTTCGAAGTAGGAAGTCACCGCCAGCTGGTCAATGTAAGAGAGCGCGTCGGGTAGGTCATCGTGGACGCCTTGCGCCGGAAACATCAACAGCTGGTCAAGAAAGGTCTCAAAATCACCTTCTTGGTTCAGCACGATCCTGCCATGCTCGAACCGACCCTGGAGGCTCCAGATGATCCGGTCAGCCTTTTTCCGGTTACCATGCGTGAGATCAACTATGTGAGAATATACATTATTCTTGCGCATTAAGTCACTCAAATAGGGCAAAACCGCGTTTTTTAACGCGCCCCGTTCGATCCCCACACTTAACGGCCTGTAGTCCCGCATGGCCATCAGAATCTTCGCCGCCGTCTCGCGGATGTCCCAACGCCCGTGCTGGATGTCTTTCACGAACCACTTGCCATCCTCGGTCACTTTTACAATCGCAATGGCTGTTTCGTCCAGCCGCTTCTTCGAATTCGCTGCCTGCTTGGCCACTTCCTCGAACCCGGCTAAGTCCACGGCCACGAAGTAGCTGCCATAGTCCGGCTCCTCGCCGTGCTTGATCCACTCCTCTTTGAAAATGTCGGAGCCCGCGTTGTCGAAGCTCGCCATGTATTCTTGCTTAAATGCAAACGTCGATAGCGTCTTTTTTGCTGACTCGATTTCCTTCGGGTCGATCAGTGGGTTGTCCTGGGTCGTGAAGTGCCAGCTTTTCCAATCCTCGTCATCGCCCGTCTGCCCCAACTTGTACAGGTCGTTGAACCAGTTCCTGCCCTTGGGCGTGCCGATGAAGAGCCCTCGTCCCTTCTTATCAGATAGAGACGCGCGAATGACCTGCTCCCAAGCCTCTGGTTTGATGTCGGCGACCTCGTCCAGTACGGCGTAGGTCAGCGAGACGCCTCGCAGCGTGTCGGGTCGGTCAGCGCCACGGACGTAGATCACCGCGCCGTTAATGAGCGTGATGTCCTGGTTGTTCACATGGCTGCCGGCGATCACGTCCCGTCCCAGATCCAGCAAGACGTTCCAGATAATCTGACGCGCCTGACCGTTCGTGGGCGCGACATATAAGACCGCAGATCCTGACGGGCAGCGCAGCCCCTCGATGAGCAAGGTGGTGGCGGCTAGTCGCGACTTGCCGCACCGGCGCCCGGCTGCGACCACCTTGAAGCGTGTGCCGTCGTTGAAGACTTCTTGCTGCCACGGCAGCAGCTGGAAGTTAAGGTCAGACATCCGTGATGTCCTTGATCTCCGGCTGGCCGATGCCGGTAATGGTGATGTTGATCGCGCTGCGCTGGGCGGCGGTCTTCTCGAACATGCTGGCAGGCAGTGCGCGGTCCATACACATCTTCAGGGCGGCCATCTGGCCTGGGTGGCCGTCGTCTAACGCGATCGTAATGACCTTCTGCACGACGTCAGCGCCCTTGCCCTCAATGAGCATCTGTTTCAACTCTTTGATGCGCTGCGTGTCAGTCTTTGGCAGCGTCGCTGGCGGCACGTACGGTGGGTCTTTAATCGGGGCTGGCATAGCTTTTTTCCTAGGGTGGAAGCTGTTAGCGCGATTGTAACGGCTTTTTTGCTGACAAACCACAAGCTAGTAGCTGGGGGTCTAATTTTGCTTTTTCAGAGGGTAGGAGGCTCCCGCAAATTTTGATAGCCAGGCAGACCCCCCTCCCCCCTATCAAAATGGCAACAAACCGCCGGCGAACGGCCGCCAATGATAGCAAGCGGCTATCAACAGCGTTTTACATAACGTAGGTTATTGGTGCGCATAATCGGCGGCGATAGCTGACGGCTATGAGCGGGAGGGGAGGGTATGGCTATCAGCTAGCCAGGATTTGATAGGGGTGGACTATCGGCTTACGGAATTGCGTGAGAGGACGCGGGTGCATTTTGCCAGTACCTGACAGCCGCAAATTAATTAGGGTCAGACCCGTTTAAATCCTTAGCATTGTTACTCTGACAATGCATTTGCTGATACCAGTCAAGTAGATTTTTGAAGCCGGCGCTGATATCGCCGTCACCGGCGTGAGCCAATATCGCGGCTTCGGTATCCGTTAAATGGCGCAGGAAATTGCGTGTGCGAATTGACGCGGGACGGCCGGCTGGCATAAGTTATCACTCTGACATGGTCAAATGGTCAAATGGTCATGCAATTTTAATCGCTCAGACCCCCAGCGCAAAATCAAAATTTTTGCATGACGGCACGGCATTCCGGCGCGCACGGCACGGCATTCCACCATATTACTTATTATTACTACTAACATCTAAAAATAAATGACCATTTGACCATTATTGGCCAAAACCTAGGCTACAAGCGGGTTTTGCCGTGGTCATTCGCCCTCGCCAAATGACCATTTCATGACCATTTTGCCCCCTAAATGACCATTGGAACCGCGAATCGCAAATAAATGCAAAACATTGTTTGACATTTGCCGAAACACGGACTAACATGTCTTTCAGCAGCAAAACAATTCTTTATTCCCTGGAGACACAAAAATGAAAAAACCTACCATTGGCCAAAAAATCCAAATGCCCGTATACGGCAAATTGCAGACTGTCACTGTCTTAGCTGTTCATCCATTCGGCACGATCGATATCGAAACCGCTACCGGCGCATGCTTCCGCATTACCGGCTTGTCATTTATCTAATAGGGGATTGACCATGAAAAATTACGGATTCGAAATACTCTCAGCGATTTACTGCGCGGCCATGCTATTCACGGCCATTCTAATGATGACAATCTAAGGGGCACGATATGAAACCTACACTTATGGAAATAATCGGCGCGATTTTCGCCTTTGTATGGTTAGGCGTTTTTGTTGTTGCATGCCTTGCTTATTAATTAACTAGGGGAACCGGCCAAATGAAAATCTCAGTCACTTCAAAACTTGATGGCGTGCGCAGCTGGTCATTACAGGCACTCGAAACGTGTCCAGGTAGTATCGCGGCGCCAGGCCAACTAGTCGACGCCTGCGCCGGCTGTTATGCCACGGCAGGGAACTATAGGTTTGAGAATGTAAAAGCGCCGCGCAGGCACAATAAAGAAGATTGGCAGCGTATTGAATGGTGCGACGATATGACACGCGAACTAGCCAAAGATACGCACTTTCGCTGGTTTGATTCGGGCGATATGTACACATTGGCGCTCGCTGAAAAGATTCTCGAAGTTATGCGCCGCACGCCGTGGGTCAAACACTGGTTACCGACACGCATGCATAAGTTTCCAAAGTTTCGGCAAGTATTGTCGGAAATGCAATCGCTCAAAAACGTAAGCGTGCGATTCTCGAGCGATTCAGTGACGGGCCAATATACGCGCGGTTTGCACGGGTCCGTGATTGTGCCCACGCCGGCCGATGCAAAACGCGGCATGACATTGTGCGGCGCATACGATAACGGCGGCGCTTGCGGCCCGTGCCGTGCCTGCTACGATAAAAAAATCAAGGTAATTGCTTACCCGGCGCACGGCGTCAAAATGAGCAAAATAATCCGCATCAAATTGGCGGCATGACGCGCTATCGCCTGCAATACGGCCGGCTGGATGACTTTGGCGCTGTCATCCAGTGGCAAGATTTCCCGCCGGCCAATGGCCGGTATATCACGCGGCGCGTGCCCGTACCGGCGCGTCTAATTCCGACAATTGAGACCCATGGGAGGGCTTTATGGTGACACTATTTAAAACCGGCGACCGCGTGCAGTATGCGCGCCAGTGGTTGCGCTCGACCGGTCAATTGACCGGCGATATACCGCACGCAAAAGGGCGGATTATCAGTCTTTCGCCGGTATCCAATGGCCTGGACATTGCAACCATTGAATGGGATCGGCCGGGCCTATCGGCCAAAGTATTGACGTCAAACCTGATCCGCGAGGATCGCAAACAATTTGAAAGGGTTTAATTATGCAAACGATAAATATTGACGGTACACGCTATAAAGTGAAATTCGACCGGGATCCGGTCGAACTAGCCAAAGCGGCGCGCAAGGCGTGGAAACCAAAGAAACCGAAAGATATCCGCAAATTTCCTACCTGGACACCGACAGTATCAACGGCCGATTATATCCGCCGGTTTGATGCGCTTAATTATCTGCGATCAATCGACTATAACGGCGCCAGTACCGAAAGCGCCGCGCAGTACGATCACACAATGCCACTACTTGAGGATCTATCCAATGAAAACATCTAAATTAAGCGCTGCTGCACTTAATCAAATTATCGCAAATATTGAAGGTTTTGAGGGTGACTGGTTGCCGGATTATTCGACAGACTGGGCGTCAGGCGGAACAATCATCGAGCGAGAGGAGATAAGTATAAGCCGCGAGTTTTCATCTGGCCGCATTGAATGGGCAGCATGGACACCCGCACCATTTCGAGATGATGCAGAGGCATTTGGTTATGGTGAAACACCACTTATTGCGGCCATGCGTTGCTACGTGGCAAGCAAATTAGGCGATGAAGTACAAATAACGGAGGCGCTCAAATGAAAACGCAAATTGATACCAGCGCGCCGTGGTATCCGGCGCACCTGTGGCCATACACGTACACACACGGCGATACCGAATTGCTCTGTTTCGTTGACTGGGAACCGGCTGACCGGTCGGTCGGGTGGACCGGCGGCGCCTGGTTGATTCACGCGTTTGCCGGCGGCGTTGACGTGATCGACCTGCTGAAGGACCCGATTATCAAGAATATTGAACAAGAAGCCGCTGAAGCGCTTGCGGAGGGTCCGACATGCTAGCGCTCGCATTTAAATTGATTGTCGGACTATGGGTTCTTGTGCGACGATTGTAGTGCGCGTCTCCGCGCGCTTGAGTCGCCCGTCAATCCCTCCGACGGGCTTTGCCCGCCAGCCTGAAGGCTGAGCGGGCTTTTTTACGCCTATTTCACCAGCCGCACAGCTGCGGGCGCTGGCATATCTTCGGCTCGGCGGCGCAGTTCTGCTTTCGACAGGGTCGCCAGCTCCGGCGCGCAGTAGATTTGTTTCCTAGTTTGATGCTCGGCCGAGTGTATGCGACCCATATCGACCCAGCCTGCTTCGCTCAGCGCGTGCAGAAGCGCGACCTGTGGAATCTTGACGCCTGAAGGGGCGGCGCCCGCTAGCCGGTCGCAGAGTGCGAAAAAGGGCGACGCAATGACGCCGCTGGCAAACTCGCCCAGCCGGCCGCTGATCTGCTCAATCAGGTACGATTCTGCGGTGCTGCGGCCCTGGTCGATCATGATGGCCTTGGCTTCCGTCATTGGCGGCGCCGCTGAAGGGTTGAAGGACGACACGTCGCGTGTGTGCAGCCACGACGCGATCGCCTCAAAACCGCCATTGTGATACCAGCGCCACAAGCGCGACGCGTCTGCTTCCGGCAGGCGTCCTGCTTCTGCCCACAGGCAGAACCAGCGGCGGTCGTTCGATGGGATGGAGATTGCTGCGCGCTCGTTCGAAAAGGCGACGACGAACACGCGGTTTAGCGCCATATAGGGGTGCAAGCCCTTGCGGTTGACCTGCAACAGCTCTGGAGGTGCTGCGATGATGGGCTTTAGGGCGTTCTCGAGCGCACGCCGGTCGCGCGCCTCGCTCTGGCGCAGCTCGGCGATCTCCATCACCTCGCATTCGAGCGCGTAGCCCCACTGACTGTTTAGGTCTTCGTTCTTGACTAGGCTGCAGTTCTGCTTAGTCAATCCGCCGATCGCCCAAAAAAACGGCGCTAGCATGGTGTCCTTACCCGACCCAGGATGGCCGCCGATCAAAATAGCATGATTAATCTTGCGCTCGGGGTGCTGCACCTTGAAGGCCAGCGCGTTCAAAAAATGCTCACGCTCGAAGTCGGTCGGGATCATGCGTGTGACATGGTCGAGCCACGGTGTCACGTCGCCTGCAATGCCGGCCGGCCGGGCGTCGCGCCAGCGGTTGCCGTACTGATGCCCTTGCCGCTCAACAACGATTTCTTCGCCGGCGGCGTACGTTATGCCGACCAGCGCATAAGCGTCCTCTGATTGGCGATTCTCGTCGAAACACGTAGCCGCCTCAATTTTGGCGCCGTTATGTATGGACCGGCAGGGGATATGCCGGAAAAGTGCGTTAAAAGTAGATCGAGAAATTTCCCTGCGATCGTCCATATCAAAAAAGCTCTCATCTTCTTGAACATAGGCAAACCTCTTGAACCAGTCGGACTTTTCTAGCTTATTTATCTCGCGTCGCTTAGAGCGCGCGTCAGTGGCCTGCATGACTTTTTCGGCCGTGTCTTCGAACATACCCGAATCGGGTAGCTTAGCCAATGCTGCGGTCATAACAGCCGCGAGCAGCTCCTGACGTGGGCCAGGCGTGTGCTGTGGGCCGCCATTGGCTGCGACCCACTCCAGAAAAGCAGCCGAGCCCAGTTCGATGCAGTGCGAGTGCAGGCAGCAGTACGCCCGGTTGGCCGGGTGGTAACGCCCTTCAGGGTTGCCGTCGGTGTGTTCGGCATGGTTCGGGCAGATGACGCCAGCCCAGCCTTCGGGGTTCGTGTGACGCAAAAAGAGCCCTTGCTCCGAGAGCCACGCCATCACGTCGTCGTTGCCGTCGTCCTGCAGCCGGATGGGTGTGGGTCCAAGGCCGACACCGGCCACAGGGGTGACGTCCAGCGCCTTACAAATGTCGTCCAGCGTGTACTCGCGCTCTGGGTTAAAGCGGGCCAGCTGCGCCTTGAAGCTCTCACGGCCTGGCTTGATGTTGACCGAGCCGGGCAGGCGGAAGTTGCGCACCGGGTTGCAGGCGCCAGGGTCTGTGTAGCCGGCGTCTGCAATCGCACGGATTGCTGCTGCGAAATCGGCTTTCGATGGCTGCTCTGAGAATGCGTAGCCCCACTGGAACGAGCCGGGCGACGTTTCCATGATCCAAGTCGGCTCCAGCGGTGGTGTCTTTGATTTGGTGCCGATGTCGTCCAACATCATCACCAAGATGTACTCGCAGTTAGCAGCGGATGCGCTCGGGCGCCCATCCTTGAAGCGGTCTTTGATGAATGACGCCGTGTTGCCGTACCAGCTCTCGCCATCCTTGCGCTTGTGTTTGGGTAGGTACGCTGGCCACGTACACTTGACGGCGCCGTCCGCGTGCAGCTGTAGCTCGCCGTCGGCTAGGATAGGCTTTTGACGCACGATCAAGGCTGTTTCGCCCTCGGGTGCGAGATTTTGGATATAATCAAGGAATTCCATTGCAGTCCTATGTAGTTAGAAAGCCGCCCTGCCAGGCGGCTTTTTTATTTGCCGTATCGCGTCATGGTATTGACGCCAGCGTTCAAGGGAAGCCCTGCAGCCCAGTCGGGTGCAGCGCACATTACTCGCTTTAGGGTATTGGGTGCATCAGGGTCGGCCGTCTCCAGAACGATCTCATCATGTACGTGCAGCACTACGTCATCTAATTGGCGTAAAGCATGCCGCAGCAGATCGTTGGCGATCGCCTGCGTTATGTTCTCACAGGCGAGCCCTCGCCACAAGCGGGCGCGTGGCCATTCCTTTGCATCAGCTGCTGGTTTCCATGCCGCTTTGACGTACGTAATCTCGTCGCCCTCAAACTTAGCAAATGGATAGCACAGGATGCGACCCGACGGCAGCGC